TGTAGATAAAATACAGCACCTAAAAATGTTTAATGATTTTATTATAACAAAAGATGAAATCATACATAGAGAAACAAGAAGTAAGATTCTATTTAGAGGTATTAAAACATCATCAGGGAATCAGGTAGCTAATCTTAAATCATTACAAGGTGTTACTACTTGGGTACTTGATGAAGCTGAAGAATTAGTAGATGAGAATATCTTTGATACAATAGATTTATCTGTACGTCAAAAAGATATACAGAATAGAGTTATAATGATTCTTAATCCAGCAACAAAAGAACATTTTATTTACAGAAGGTTTTTTGAAGAAGCAGGAGTTGAAGCTGGAATGAATCACAGTAAAGGAGATGTAACATATATACATACAACATACCTAGACAATAAAGAGAATTTAAGTAAAAGCTATATTGCTCAAATAGAAAGGATCAAAGAAAACAATCCAAAGAAATACGACCATATAATAAAAGGCTCTTGGATAAATAGAGCAGAAGGTGTTGTATTTGATAATTGGTCTTATGGTAAATTTAATCCTGATGGCTTACAAGTTTCTTGTGGAATGGATTTTGGTTTTAGTGTAGACCCTGATGCTTTAATTTCTTGCGTTTTAGATAAGAAAAAAAATAAAATATATCTCAAGGAAGAAATCTATAAAAAAGGTCTTAAAACGCATTTATTAGCTTCTATGATAAAAGAGAAAGTTAAAGATACTTTAATAATAGCAGATTCAGCAGAGCCTAGATTGATAGAAGATTTAAAACATCAAGGAGTAAACATTCAAGCAGTAAAGAAAGGAACAATAGAGTCAGGTATTGTAAGAATGCAAGATTTTGAAATTATAATTGATCCTGATAGCACAAACATAGGTAAAGAGTTTAATAATTATTCTTATGCAGACAAAGGTAGTAAACTATATATTGATAATTGGAATCACGCAATAGATGCTGCTAGGTATAACATCATATATCATTTAGACAATCCTAATAGAGGTAAATATTTCATACAATAAAAAAAGCACCTACCACCCTCCCAAATTATAGATGCTTTTTCACTAATAAACAATAAAAATCAAATATAATTATTGCATATAACAAAAACAAAAAAAAATAGTTAATTAAATAGATATGAAGGCATCAATAACAATTCCTGATAATTTGAACGAAATATCTGTTGGACAATACCAGCGATATGTTGCAGTTACAAAAGGAATAGAAGGAGAGTTTTTAAACCAAAGAACAATAGAGGTTTTTTGTAATGTACCTTTTGAAAGAGTTATTTTAATGAAGCATAATGACGTTAAAGAAATAGCAGAACATTTAGTTGCATTAATAAACGAAGAAAATGTAGATTTTAAACATAGGTTTAATATAAAAGACCAAGAGTTTGGTTTTATTCCTGATTTAGATGAAATGACATCAGGAGAGTTTGCAGATTTAACAGCATATCTTGGTAAGCCTGAAGAAATGCACAAGGCAATGGCTGTTTTATTTAGACCGATAGTAAAGAAGGAAGGAGATAAATATGATATATGTGAATACAATGGTACAAAAGAGTTTAGCGATTTAATGAAGTATATGCCTTTAGGTATTGCTTTTGGTAGCTTGGTTTTTTTTTACAATTTAGCGAAAGACTTAACGAGCGCTACGCAACACTCTATCAGGGAGGAACTAATGAAGGAGGTTTAGGAAAAGTAGAGAACTTTGGTCGTAAGTGGGGTTTTTATCAGAACTTTTATACTTTGGCTCAAGGCGACATTAGAAGATTTGATGAAATAAGTAAAATGAATATACATACTTGTTTAACATATTTAAGTTTTGAAAAAGAGAAGAACGAAGTAGAAGCAGAATTAATAAAAAAGAGTTATAAGAAATGATAACATATTACAATTTACTAGATACAATAAAAACGCAATTACTAGAGGACCCACAATGTAATTCTGTTACTGAAGGCTCTATATGGGAGATAGATTTAGCTAAACAAACTATAATGCCTTATGCACATATTCAAGTTAATAGTGCATCAATTACAGAACGAACAAACATATTTAATGTTACTGTTTTCTGTATGGATATTGTAGACAAGTCTAAAGAAGAAACAACAGATAAATTCAAAGGTAACGATAACGAACAAGATGTATTAAATACACAATTTGCAGTTGCTACAAGATTGTTAGAGTTAATGCGTAGAGGAGATTTAAGAAACGATAATTTTGCTTTATTAGAAGGTTCATCTCCAAGCCTTGAATCGTTTACAGAGAGATTTGAAAACTTTTATGCTGGATGGGCAGCTACATTTGATGTAGAAGTTCCTAACGAAATGACTATATGTGGAACAGTTGCACCATCAGCTTGTGAAGATGCTTCATATAGTATTACAGATTCAGCAGGAACAGTATTATATAGTGGAACGATTGTATCAGGTGGATCATTAACACAAGCAATATCAAATAGTGCAGTAAGCAATTCTGACGATAGTTTTACAGCAAGTATATTAGCACAAGGAACATTAGCATTAGGAGATATAGAAATAACAGTTCGTAATAGTGCAGGAGCAACAGTAGGAACAAACACATTACCAGCAGCAGTAAATGGAACAGCAACAGCACCTGATGGAACAGTTAGAAATACAGATGGTAGTTATTCTTTAGCAGTAGTTTCAGGAACAACAGATGGTGTTATACCTGACAGCACAATGAATTTTAATGGTGCAAGTGAAGGAACATTTGTTAGTGTAAAAACAACATCAGTAACTTTAAAAGATGAAACAGATACAAACCTTACACCAACATCAAAAAGTTTAGCAAGTAATACATTAGCATTAGTAGTTCAAAATCCTGTAACAGTATTTACAAATATGTACACAGGAAAAGCAGTTTCACACGGAGGAACAGTTGAATCATTATCTTGTATAGATACATCAGATATTTTTACAGCAGCACCATTAGGAAAAATACAGCCATCAGCTTATGGAACAGGAAAACTAATTGCAATGAAGCCATTAGCTGGAGGTTTTGATTTAGACGTTGTAAGAAGCACGACAGCATACAGAACGAATAGCAGTAATTTATTAGAATCAGTTGCAGCGAATGTTCCAAGACTAGATTATGATGGTGTTACTTGTCCATCTGTTTTAGTAGAAGCACAATCAACAAATCTATTATTTTATTCACAGGAATTTGATAATTCTTGGTGGAAAAAAAATAGTTCAACAGTAACAGCTAATGATGCAGTTGCACCTGATGGAACAACAACAGCAGAAAAGTTAGCTTTAGGTGGTGTAAATTTAGCTAGGTTATTTAGAAACAGTATAGTAACAACATCTAACACTCATACATTTAGTATATGGATGAAAGGAACGGCAGGAGAGCAAGTTACATTAGAAGCTGGAAGTGGAGCAAATTCCGTTACATTGACTGCTAATTGGGTTAGGTATTCTGTTGTAAATACAGGAGGTGAAACATCAACAAATATTAAAGTTATAAATAGGTCATCAAATGGAGATGATGCAAACGATATTTATATTTGGGGAGCACAATTAGAAGAAACATCAACAGCTAGTTCATATATTGTAACAACGTCTGCAAGTGCTACAAGAAATGCAGATGTATTATCAGTAACAGGCTTAACAGGAACATCTACAGTAACAGAAACATTTGAAGATGATTCAACAAATGTTATATCAAATCCTAGTACATATACAATGAGTACAGGTAGAATTAAAAAAGTAACACGAACAGTATGATAGTATATAAATTAAAATACGAAGATTACCAAAAAGCAATTTTAGATTTAATGAATAAAGGAGTTTTCTTAAATTCTAAATTAGATTATGCTACACATATTCAAGCTGTAGTTTTTATTGGTAAAATAGAAATAACAGAAGGAACGTATGATGAACAAGATAAAGTATTAACAGAGCCAACATATGAGGATGGTTTTTTTGTTGATGTTATGAGTTCACAAAAAATAGATTTTGATAATATAGTAAAACCAAATAATCCTGTACATAAATTTGCAGGACAATAAGATATGTTTAAACCTGAAGAAGTAGAAAAAGAATTATCAGCTTTTGGCAAGTATGTTGTAAAACAAGCTAGGTCAAGATTGACTAAAGGAAGGCATAACGATTCTAAAAAGTTATACAATTCTATTGGCTTTGATTTAAAGGTAATGCGACAGTCATTTAGTATGTCTTTTTTTATGCAAGATTATGGAGCATATCAAGATGAAGGTGTAAGAGGTGCATACTCAAATAAAAAAGCACCTAATTCTCCTTTTAGATTTAAACGTAATAAACCAATAGGAGCAAGACCATTTGAACAATGGGCAAAGAAAAGAGGTATATCTCCATTTGCAGTTGCTAGGTCAGTTTGGACAAAAGGATTAAAACCTACATTATTTTTTACTAAACCATTTGAAGATGCTTTTTTAAGATTACCTGAAGATGTAATAGAAAAATTTGGTTTAGATGTAGATGAATTTTTAGAACAAGTAACACAAGGAACAGATTAAAATAATAGACAATGTCAAACGTATATACAAAAATAAATACAAGAAGTCCGTACATAATATCTCAAGCTGGAACATCAGCAGGGCAATTAATACAAGTAGAATTATACATACATCAATCAGGTGGAAGTGAACCTGCAACAGCAACATTTAATTTATCAAAGCCTGTACCAAGTGCTAGTTTACTAACAGTATATTTTGATATATCTCCATATTTAAAATATTATATTAGTCATACATCATTTACTCCTGTAACAGGATTAACAGCAACGTCAGCAGGAAATTACGTTTATTGTAAAGCATTAATAAAAAGAGCAGGAGTTTTACAAGATACAAAATTCTTAATTGGTTATAATGGCTATGGTTATTTTGAGAATGGAAGCAATCCTGTATTAGATGCTCATATAATGTTAGATGAAGGAGAATACTATTTACTTAAAAACCAAAACAACGGAGCATTATTTTATTCTATTGATAGTGATGCTTCTCCAGCAGAAGATTGGGATGCTACATACGTTTGTTTAGATGGTACAACAGCAAATGTAGATATAAACTTAAATACACAAGATAATGCTTATATTCCATATATTACTCCAACACATAAAAACAATGGAGGATCAACATTGAAAATATATAAAGATTCATCATTATATAAGACGTTTACATTTACAGAAGTATGCGAACCTAAATATACTCCTGTTGTTTGTGATTTTGTAAATAAATATGGAGTATGGCAAACGATAATATTTTTTAAGGTATCAACATCTAATATTAATACAACAAGAAGTAAGTTCAATATGATGCCATCAACACCATCATATAATACATCTAAAAACATAACACAAAATTTTAATACAAATGGTACAGAAACAATTACTGTAAATACAGGATTTGTAAGGGAAGGTTATAGTGATGTTATGAAACAAATATTATTAAGTGAAACAATCAGGTTGGATGGAGAGCCTGTTGTTCCACAAACAAATAGTTTAGATATGCACAAGAGCATAAACGAAAGATTGATTAATTATACATTGTCATTTAATTACGCACATCATATTATAAATAATATTCAGTAATGAGAACAGTTCAATTATACATAAATGATAAAAAGGTAGATTTATATGGAGATGAAAAAATTTCAATTACATCTAGTATTCAAAATATTCAAGATATTTCTAAATGCTTTACAGACTTTAGCCAAGCATTTACTGTTCCTGCTAGTGATACTAATAACGATATATTTAGTTGGTTTTATAATAATGATATTGATGGTGGGTTTAATGCTAAAGAAAGGGCTACAGCGAGGATTGAAATTAATCACATACCATTTCGTAGAGGTAAAGTCCAGCTTGAAGGCTCGGAAATAAAAAATAATGTACCTGAATCATATAGAATAACTTTTTACGGAGATGTTGTTAGTTTAAAAGATTTATTTGGAGATGATAAATTAAGAGATTTAGATTACTCAAGTATTTCATTAGGTTATACTGCTGCAACTGTTTCTAATGCTATTACAAATACAGGAGATCTAGATGTTAGATTTCCTTTAATAAGTTCTAATAGAGTTTGGACATATGGAGATGGTGCAAATACAGATATATCAGATAATAGTTATCCATTAGTTTGGAATGAATTATTTCCAGCAATAAAAGATAAAGTAATATTTGACAAAATAGAATCAAAATACAGTTTAACATTTAATGGTAATTTTTTAAATTCTAATTATTTTAAAAAATCATTTACATATTTTAAAAATGCTAAAACTCCTTTTGTATTTGGAGAATCTGAAGATGTAGTTTTTAACGATTCAACAGCAAATTCTACACTAACAAATAGTGAAATAAATGTTGCATATAATTCAGCATATTTATCAGCAACAGGATCAGTAGGTCAAGGATTTCATATTATAAGATTAGTAGATATTACATTGTCAGTTAATACAAGTATTTACATAGATGTTTTTAAAAATGGTACTCTTTTAAGTTCTGTTCCTGTAACATATTCAGGTAGTGCAGTTGATGTTCAGTTAGCACCATCATCAGCTAATACACCAAGTTTAAATGATGTATATACTTTACAAGCAAGAATACAAAATACAGCTTGTAATATAACAGCAGCTAAAGTGAACCATAGGTATATATATACAACAAGTTCAGGTGGTACTGCATCATCAACAATTATAGAATATGAAACTGCAATTACTGTTCCTCTAGTTTTAACTAATAACATAAACTTTCAAAATTTAGCACCTGATATGAAAATTGCTGATTGGTTTAGTGGTATGCTAAAGCAATTTAATTTAGTTTGCTATCCTACATTTACAGCAACACATTTTCAAATTGAGCCATTAGAACAATGGTATAATTTCGGAGGTGAAGTAGATATAACAGAATATACAGATACAGAAAGTATAAAAGTTGATAGATTAAAACTATACAAATCTATATCGTTTGAATGGCAAAAATCAAAGGCTTTTTTAAATGAAGAATTTCTTGGAGAATTTGGAAGAAGTTATGGTAATTTACAAGAATCTTTTCCGTATGATGGTAGTGATTTTAAAGTAAAACTACCTTTTGAAAATATGTTGTTTACAAAATTTACAGGAACTAATTTACAAGTAAGTTATGCTTTAGATAATGCAAGTGGTGGAAAAAGTTACATACCAAAGCCTGTAAAATTATTTATGGATGAAAGTAAGTCTATAACATTAAAATTTAATGATGGTAGTTCAACAAGTACATTAAGTTCATATATGCCTATGGGGCAAGATTTGTTTGACAATTTAGAAAATTATTCTCAAAACTTTGGCTATGATGTTTCTACATTAAAAGATACACCAATAGAGAATAGTTTATATATGACTTTTTATAGTAATTATTTAATCAATTTATTTAATAGTAAATCAAGAAAAGTTACTGTTAAATGTCATTTACCTATAAATATTTTAACAACATTAACATTAGATGATGCTATATTATTAAGAGATAAAAAATACACTATAGATTCTATGAAAACAGATTTAACTACAGGAGAAGTAGAGTTTGTATTAATATCTAAATGGGAAATAAATAAAGGTTTAATTTATACACCTAACGAAGCATTTTCATCTGATGCTGGAACATTAAGTTTACCTATTAAAATGTTAAAAGCACCTAATCCTACAAAAATGTTTGATGGTGGTGGTGGTTATGTAACTTTAAGTGCTACAAGAGAAACACAATTTATAACTTTTTCTTTGCCTGTAACATATACAACAGAAAGAACAATAGATATAACAATACCAAGAAATACTACAGGATCAGAAAGAATACAAACTATCCCTGTAACGTATTATAATGCAGCAGGAACAGCTTTTGCAACAACAAGTATAGTAATTAAACAAGCAGGATAAAATGTTAGAGAATATATTAGAATTATTAAGAAGTGATGATTGGATAGGTTATAGTAAAAACATAGATATAGCAAAAGGTTTTTATAAAATACCTAAAACAAAACAAGAGAAAAAAGAACAGCTTAAAAGACAAGAACAATGGCAATAAAAAAGCAAATAGATATTAGTGTTGATGCTAGAAGTGCTATCAAAGATATGGATGAGTTAGGCTCATCATTTGAAGATGTATTTGGAGAGATTAAACCATTAAATACCAAGATTGGAGAAATGGAAGATGCTTTGTATCAACTAGCAGCTGCTGGAGATACAAGTTCTAAAGAGTTTAAAGATTTATCTAGGCAAATCGGAGATTACAAAAAAGTAATCATAGATACAGATTTGAAGATTGATGGAATGGCTCAAACTACAGCACAAAATTTAGGTGGTGCATTAGGAGGTGTTACAGCAGGATTTGAATTAGGTACAGGTGCAATGGGAGCATTTGGTGTTGAATCTGATAAAGTGCAAGCAGCATTATTAAGAGTACAATCTGCTATGGCTATTTCTCAAGGTATTCAGGGAATAAGAGAATCAATACCATCATTCAGAAAAATGGGAGATGCTATTCAAAATAATGAGAAGGTACAAAAGCTATTTAATTTTGCAGTTGGTGGTGGTACAAAAGCTATTAAATTAATGAGAGTTGCTTTAGTTAGTTTAGGTATTGGAGCAATCATTGTAGCAGTAGGAGCATTAATAGCAAACTTTGACAAGTTAAAAAATATGTTGTTTGGAGTTACAAAGGCTCAAGAAACAATGAACGAAATAACATCAAAAGCTGTAGATGCTATTTCAAAAGAATTAAGTGCATCAGATAAATTACAAAAATTATTAAAAGACGAAACAGTAACTAGAGAAGAAAAATTTAAAGCTGTTAAAAAATTACAAGAACAATATCCTAATTTACTAGGAAATTTAGATGTAGAAAAATCTAGTTTACGAGAAATTAATAAAGCATTAATTTTAAATACACAATTAGCATTAAATAAAGCTAAACAAGATGCTATTGCATCATTAAGAGCAGAAGAATTTGCAAAACAAATAAAAGAGCAAGTAAAGGCACAAACAGGACAAAATAAAAGTTTTTTTGATGTATTACAAGGAATTACATTATTTTCAGATGCTCAAGATATTGCAAACAAAAAAACATTATTAGCAATAAAAAATTCTAATGATTTAGTAAAAGGATATGATGAAATAAATGAAACATTAAAAGAAGAAGAAAAGCTAATAACTAAAACAATAGATGCACATAATTTTTCTACAACACAAAAAATAGATAATAATAAAAAAGTAATTCAATCAACAAAACAAGAAGAAGAAGAAATAGGAACATTAGAGTTTAGAAAAGTTGAAGCATTTAAACAATCTAGTAATGAAATAATACAAGCAAAAAAAGAAGAAGTAAAACAAAGAATTGAAGCTGAAAGAGGTTTTCACGCAGCAAGTGCTACAATGCGTAAAATAGCACAAAGCAAAGAGTTTGCTATGACTGAAGAAGGATTAAGCCATTCTATGACAGCTTTAAATTCTTTACAGGCTTTAAGTGATGCAGTTACAGAAAATGAATTAGCTAAAGCTGGAGATGATGAAGAAAAGAAAGAGAAGATAAGAAAGAAAGCATTTGAACGTAATAAAAAATTACAAATTACAATGGCAATCGTTCAAGGTATTCAGGGAGTTATGGCTGCCTTTACAGCAGGTAGTTCTATGGGTCCTGCTGGTGTTGTAATGGGTCCTTTAATGGCTGCACTTGCAGCAGCTACAGCAGCAATAAATGTTGCTAAAATATCAAAGACAAAATACCAAAGTACATCAGTACCAAGTGCTGATACACCAAAAGCAATTTCTCCTACAAGTGTTCCTCAATTTAATATTGCAGGGAATAGTCCATCTAATCAATTAGCACAAACATTAGGTACAGAAGAACAACAGCCTGTAAAAGCATTTGTGGTGGCAGGGGATGTTACAACAGCACAAAGTTTAGAAAGGGATAAAGTAGAATTATCAGGATTATAAAATAAAACATAAACAAAAAATATAAGTTATTTAATTATGGAAGAAATAGAATTATTTATCAGAAACGAAAAGGAAGATGGTGTATTCGCTGTTAGCCTTGTAGAGAATCCAGCTATTGAAGAAAATTGGGTAGCATTAAGCCAGCAAGAAATAGAGTTAAAAGTTGCTAATGAAGATAGAAGAGTTGTTGTCGGAATTGCGTTAGTTCCTGAAAAGAGAATTTATCGTAAAATGAAAGACAAAGAGTTTAATATTTATTTCAGTAAAGAAACTATTGCAAAGGCACAAGAGTTATATATGCGAAATCTAAACGCAAATAACGTAACAAGTGAACACGAAAAGCCTGTAAAAAATGCAACAGTTATAGAATCCTGGATCGTAGAAGATGCAAAAAACGATAAGTCTAATTTATATAAGTTAAATGCTCCTGTAGGTAGTTGGGTTATTATGATGAAGATAAATAATGACGAAGAATGGAAGTTAATTAAAAAAGGAGAATATAAAGGTTTTAGTATAGAAGGTATGTTTCAGGGATTTGAACAATTAGATGCAAGTACACAATTATCTGAAGATGAATTGATGGTTGCAAAGATTAAAGATATAATTACAGAGATAGATTTAAAGTCTGATAAAGTAGAATTGTCTTTAGTTGGTGATTTAAGTAAATCATTATCAGAATATAATAAAGCTAATAAAGCATTAGATAAAAACATAGAAAATTTTTATAATGCTATTTTTAAAGCAAGAGCATTAGGCGATAAAATTAATGAATCTGAATTTTTATCTAAAATAAAATCATCAGAAAAACTTTTAAAAGAAACAGAAACTTTAGCAAAAAACCTTGGAATAAGTGCTAGCTCAATAGAAGAATATGCATCTTTAAAAGCAAGAATAAATACTTCAGAAGATTTAAAAGAAGAAATTAAGATAGCTAAAGGACAGTTAAAAAAACTTACTATTTAAATTAAACAAAAATTCTTAAAAACAAAACAAACTTTTTAAATAATAGTTATATAATTAAATAATCTAAAATTAAGATAAAATGAGCAAAGCAAGTGATACATTAAACGCAATTAAAACAGCTTTAGGAATGGAAGTTGAAGTTAAGTTAGCGACAATGAAACTAGAAGATGGTGTTACTGTTATTGAAGCAGAAACATTTGAAGCTGGTCAAGCAGTAGTAATAGTAACAGAAGATGAGCAAAAAATAGCTTTACCTGAAGGAGAATATGTACTAGAAGATGGTATGATTTTAAAAGTAGAAGAAGAAGGAATTATTGCTTCAATTTCTGAAAGAGAAGAAGAAGTAAAAGAAGAAGAAGTAGAAGAAGAAGTTGCTGCATCTAGCAAACCAACAGAAACAGCTACACCTAAAAAAGTAGTTGAAGCAGTAACAAAAGAATCTTATTTTTCTAGCGAAGATATGGATGCTATCGGAAAATTAATTGATTCTAAACTTGCAGAGTTCAAATCTAATTTAACATTGTCTACAGATGTACAAAACGAAGAAGAAAAAGAAGAAAGCAAAGAAGTAGAACTTACTGATGTTCCAGCTTCTAAACCAATTACTCACAATCCTGAAAACACATCAACAGGAATTAATGTAAAGTATGCTCAAAATAGAGCAAAATCAACTTTAGATAGAGTAATGGAAAGAATTTGTAATTCATAATATTAATATATAAATAAATAGCTTGTGGCTTAACCACTAAAATTAAAATGGCAACAGGAAATCCAGATTTAACAAGCAGTTATGCAGGAAGTTTTTCAGGGAAATACATCTCGGCAGCTTTATTATCTGCATCAACATTAGACAAAGGTCTAATTACAATTATGCCTAACGTAAAACACAAAGCAGTTTTACAAGTAGGCTCACTAGACAACAACGTAGTAAAGGCAGCTACTTGTGATTTTAATGCAAGTGGAACATTGACTTTAACTGAACGAGTTATCGAAGTTTCAGATTATCAAGTAAATATGAGTTTATGTAAGAAAGAATTACATAATTCTTGGGAAGCAGAACAAATGGGCTTTTCAGCATTTGATAATTTAGCACCATCTTTTGAAGAATTTGTGATTGCTTATACAGCAGCAAAGGTAGCTAACAACATAGAATCTAATATTTGGGAAGGAGATGGTTCTGCAAATGAATTTACAGGATTCTCTGATTTATTAGATGCAGATGCAGACGTTAATGACGTAGCTGGTGCTTCTACAGCAATCGGTGCTTCAGCAACAGTTATTGCTGAACTTGGAAAAATTGTTGATGATATACCAACAGCAATTTATGGAAAAGAAGATTTACAGATATATGTTGCTCCTAACGTAGCAAGAGCATATATTCGTGCTTTAGGTGGATTTGGTGCTAACGGTTTAGGTGCTGCTGGTGTTGAGAATAAAGGTACTACTTGGTATACAAACGGTGCATTATCATTTGATGGTATTCCTGTTGTAGTTGCACAAGGTCTTGGTGCTAACAAAGCTGTAGCTGCTCAAAAATCAAACTTGTTTTTTGGATGCTCGCTGCTTTCAGATACCCAAGAATGTCGTGTAATTGATATGGCTGCATTAGATGGTTCACAAAATGTGAGAGTAATTATGCGTTTTTCTTGTGCTGTTCAGTTTGGAATTGCATCTGACATAGTTTGGTACAGAGCATAAGATTAATTAACTAGAGTTTAAAAAGGGTAGGTAAAAGTGCCTACCTTTTTTTATAACATTTAAAAATATAAAAATATGTCTTGTGATATTTCAGCAGGTAGAGTAGAGCCTTGCAAAGATGTAGTTGGAGGTATAAAAAACTTATACTTTGTAAACTACGATAATATTGATAGTTATACTTTTGATGGTGTTGATACTGATGTAATAGATGGTTTTAATTCTACAGGATCAATCGTTGGGTATAAATATGAATTAAAAGGTGGTAATAACCTTGAACAAACTATTACAAGTTCTCGTGAGAATGGTACAACATTCGTAGAACAAACATTAACAGCAGTTTTAAAAAAACAAGATGTTGGTACACATAAGCAAGTAAAATTACTTTCTTTTGGTAGACCAAGAGTTGTAGTTGAAGATTACAATGGTAATTTCTTTTTAATGGGATTAGAACACGGAGCAGAAGTTACAACAGCAGCAATAACAACAGGAACAGCAATGGGCGATTTAAATGGTTATACAATAACTATGGTTGCTCAAGAAAAGATTCCAGCAAACTTTATTGATGCTACAGAAACAACGATTGCAGCTAGTCCGTTTTTTGATTCAGTTGTTACATCATAATATTAATTAATAGGGCAGAGTATATTCTTTGCTCTATTTTTTTACTATGGTAAAATTAGAATCATATACAGACTATCCTAAACAGGCATCTGAAAATGCTAAAATAGCATTAAGGTATGCAGAAGAAAATGGTTGGGGTTCTTGTGGAACAGCAGTAGGAAAACAAAGAGCAAATCAACTAGCAAAAGGAGAGCCTATTTCAAGAGATACTATTGCTAGAATGGCTGCTTTTGAAAGACATAGACAAAATTCTAAAAAGAAACTAGGAGATGGTTGTGGTAGATTGATGTGGTTAGCTTGGGGTGGAGATGCTGGTGTTAAATGGGCACAAAGAAAGTTAAAACAAATTGATAAAGAAAAAAATTTAAAAATGACTAACTATCAAAGAGTCTTAAACAGACTATACAAAAAAGAAGAGGTTGAGTTAAAATCTGAAAAGGTTGAGTTATCAGTTATTGATGATTTAAACAAAGCATTGACAAATGCAACAAAGCTAATAGCTGAATTAAATGAAAGTTCAAAAAAAATACGTTCTTTAAATTCTGATATAGATAAAGGTTTAGTAAAAACTGAAAAATCAAAAGCAAATGTTCAAAAAACATCAAATAAATTTTTTCAAGCAGAAGACAAATATTTTAGTGCAAAAAGAATTTATGAAGAAGCAATAGAAACAAATAAACAAGAATTAAAATATATTGATAGTGATAGAGATTTACTTTCAAGAGAAAAAAAGACAGCAACAAAATTATTATCTACATCTGATAAAATAGAAGGAGTTTTTAATAAAAATATTGCAAAAGCTGATAAAGCTGCAAAAGAGTTAGGTTTAAAATTACCTATTGCAAAATATGAAAAAGCATTAGAAAGATTACAAGACCTAAATCAAATTCTAAAAAGTGAATTAAGTCATCATAATGTTTAAATAAAAAAAACTTTAATAAATTAACCTACCTTAATCGGTGGGTTTTTTTATATATAAACAAATTACCTAAAAAATAGTTATATAAGTATGGTAATATTAAAAGAACAAGGCACAAGCCAAAATTTTAAAATAATTCCAAGAGTAAACCAAGCTGATAGTTTAGTTATAAAAGGAGTAGAAGGAAGCACAAGCTATTCTATTACACCAACATTTGATAGGTACTTTATGGTTATATCAGGTACGTTTACTTTGAAACAAGGACAACAATATAGTTTTGATGTAAAGAATGGAACAGAGATAGTTTATAAGGGTAGAATATTTTGCACAAATCAAACTATTGCAGATTACACAATTAATAGTGGAACATATACAGAAAGAACATCAAACAATGACTTTATAATTATATAATGGAGAATAACGTACATATATTAGAGTTAGCTAAATACGAAAAGCCTGAAATAGTAGAATCTAACAACAAAGATTGGATAGAATACGGAGCAAAGAATGACTATTACGATTGGTTAATTGGTCGTTACAAAAATTCAACAACAAATAATGCTGTTATAAACAACATTGCAAAGTTAATTTATGGTAGAGGATTACACGCATTAGATGCTAGTAGAAAGCCTAACGAGTATGCTATGATGAAAGCAATGATTTCTCCTAAAGCATTACGAGGAATAGCCTTAAACTTTAAAATGTTAGGTGCTGGATATTTCCAAATATTATATAATAAACAACACACTAAAATAGTTAAAGTTGATTACATACCTACAAGATTAATAAGAGTAGGTAAATGTAACAAAGATGGAGAAATAGATACTTACTATTATTCTGATAATTGGGATGAGGTAAGAAAAAATCCTCCTGTAAAATATTCAGCTTTTGGAACAAGTAAAGA